AGTCTCCGTTGGACGCCTTTGGACTAGCTAAGCTTGTATGTCCTGACCGCGCACCTAAGTACTACGGGCAGTACCGTGACATGGTGATGTACAAAGTCGGGCAGTTTATCTGGAAGCCCAAACTCAGCGCGGAGAAGACAGTGCACTCGATACTGCAGCCTGCGATACGGTTCGAGAAGAAGGACTGCCTTGACCTGCCCCCGGTAGTCATCGTGTCCCGTGATGCCCCGCTCACGCCACAACAGCAGAAGTATTACAAGCTGCTTAAGAAGCAGATGATGATGGAAGCTGCAGGAGAGTCCGTAACATCGGTCAACGCAGCAGTCAACATAAACAAACTCCTGCAAGTATCAGGTGGCGCTGTGTACTCGGACACTGGCGAGGTGGTTGAGTTCGATGTAAGCAACAGACTGAACGTTGTACTTGAAGTGATCGAGGAGGCGAGCCACAAGATATTGGTGTTCGTACCGTTCACGCACACTATAGAGCTGCTCCGAAAATTTTTGATTGCCAACGGTATTACTTGTGAGGTTATATCTGGCGCCGTGTCGGCCAACAAACGCTCGGATATCTTCGACGCGTTCCAGACGCAACCAGACCCACGAGTGCTGATTATCCAGCCACAAGCCGCTGCACATGGCGTGACTTTGACCGCTGCGGATACCGTGATTTGGTACGCGCCTGTAACAAGCGTAGAGACTTACCTGCAAGCCAACGCCCGCATCGACCGCCCGGGGCAGAAGCACAACATGACTGTGGTAAACATTACTGGTAGTGAAGTGGAGGAGAGACTGTACACCATGCTCCAAAGCAACATCACCAACCACATCAAAATTGTTGAGCTGTATCGACAAGAGCTAGATAAATCTAGTTGACATTGTAAACATCCTGATTATACTTATGTTCCCCAACTCAAAAGGAGGAGCTATGGACTCTTTGCCCGCTGAAGAAACACAAACTGCAGACAAGCTCGTGTCTGCCTACATCAACATACGCAACGCTATTGCCGACAAGGAAGAAGAGATCAAGGCAATGAAGGAGACACAGGACAAGATGTCCGAAGCATTGCTTGCGCTGTGCACTGAGCAGAACATCGACAGTATCCGCACACCGTTTGGCACTGCATCACGAGGTATCCGCACCAACTACTGGACTAACGACTGGCACGAGATGCACGAGTTCATTAAGTCACACGATGCTATGCACCTGCTGGAGAAGCGCATCCACAACACGCACATGAAAGAGTTCTTGGAAGAGAACCCGGGCAACGTACCCCACGGACTACAAGCTGACCGTAACTACGCAATTACGGTATACAAACCAACCAACAAGTGAGAACAAACAATGAGCAATGATGTATCTATTTTTAACAACCGCAACGCAGTCGGTGTGCGCTCTGAGCAGCGTCTGACGAAACTGGGTCAGGCCCTTGCGTCTTCATCCACATCGCGCCGCATCCAGTGCAACATCAACGGCACGTTCAAGAAGCTGGTGAACGGTGAGCAGATCGGCAACTCGGTGCGTGGCACCATCAACGTCATCATCATCGCTGCGCAGCCCAAGGTCTCCCGCGTGTACTACGCTGGCAAGTACGACCCCAACGCTGAAGCTACGATGCCTAACTGCTGGTCCAACGGAGGCGATGTACCAGAAGCTGCAGCTACTGACAAACAGCATGACAACTGCGCTGAGTGCCCGATGAACATCAAGGGCTCCGGTGAGAACGGTGGTCGCGCTTGCCGCTTCCAGCGCCGCATCTCGGTACTGCTTGAGGGTGACACCACGGGCGACATTTACCAGATGAGCATCCCGTCCAAGTCGCTGTTCGGCAAGGGCTCGGGCAACGTGCATCCCTTCGAGAGCTACGTGAAGTTCCTCGTTGCCAACGGTGAGTCCCCGGATACTGTAGTAACCACAGTGGCGTTTGATGACGAAGTCGAAGGCATGGAGCTTGTGTTCTCCCCCAGCCGTCAGGTAACCGACGAGGAGTGGTCGCTGATCCAGAAGTCACAGGCCCGCCCGGAAGCCGAGATGTACACCCGCATTACGGTAGCGCAAGTAGACGGTGCCACCAAAGAGCCCAAGCCCCGCGCTGCTGCCGAGCCCGAACCGAAACCAGAGCCCAAGCCGAAGGTGCAACGTTCGGACGACCCCGATGACGCCGTCGAGGAACCGAAGAAGCGTGCAAGCAAGAAGCCCGCTGAGGAAGCCCCGTCTACCCCTGCGCCCAAGGCTGACCTTGCTGCCGCTATTGCTGAATGGAGCGACGACTAATGGCAGCGGGTTACAGCATAACGTTGCTGCGTAAGGTGACAGCTGCGGACTCCGAGCTAATTGGGGTCCAGCTGGGCAGATTCTGTATTGCCAACGATATCCCTGTGGCGGTTATTGCCGATAAGTTCGGTGTCTCTCGTGCTGCGGTGTACTGCTGGTTTGTAGGAACCTATGCGCCCAACAAGAAACTTCATGGCAGGATCACCAAGCTCATCAGTGGGTAAGTATGGACAACTTCGACTTGTTGGAGGCGGTGCAACCAGCCGAGGGGTGGTTCTGCGTCGTCGGTATAGGGGCTGAGGGCACCCCACGCCAGAAGTTTGTAAAGACCCGGGAAGAGGTTACGCAGGCCGCTGAACGCTTTATGGCGCAAGGCAGGAACGTATTTTTTGGTGTTGCGAAGTACACAACAGATGAGAACCGCACCAAGGACAACGTGCTTGCGCTTAAGTCGTTCTGGATGGACATCGACTGCGGGCCGGACAAGGCTGAGATCGACCCCAAGACCGGTAGGCCCAAAGGCTATGCTTCACAAGCGGAGGGACTAACTGCGCTGCGTGCATTCGTGCAGACGGTGGGTCTCCCCGTGCCTACCTTGGTCAACTCTGGTCGAGGTGTGCATGCTTACTGGCCGCTGACTGAAGCAGTGTCGCGGGAGGAGTGGGAGCTTGTAGCTTTTAAGCTACGCAGTCTGTGCAACTCGCAACGGCTGTATGTGGATGGCTCGGTGTTTGAGGTGGCTCGCATACTGCGGTTGCCCGGCACCTTGAACTTCAAGGAGAACCCCCCACTTCCAGTTACGGTGCTAAAGGTAGGTAAGCCCACGCCGTTGGAGCAGCTGAAGGAGGTACTCAAGGTCGAAGAGGCCCCACCACCCAGCCGTCCTAAGCGCGAGCTGACCGCACTGGGCAAGGCCATGCAGACAAACGTGGAGTCCAACTTCGCTACCATAATGCGCAAGTGTGGGAAGGGCGAAGGATGTACCCAGCTGCTGAGCTGCTACATGGACCGGGCTGAGCTGGCCGAGCCACGGTGGTTCGATGCGTTGTCGATCGCCAAGTTCTGTTCTGACAAAGACATGGCGATACATAAGCTGTCCGAGGGGCATCCCGACTACGACCCCGGGGCAGTGGAGCGTAAGATTATTGGCATCAAGGGCCCACACTCTTGCGCTGAGTTTGAGAAGAATAACCCGGGCGGCTGTGATGGCTGCCCACATTACGGCAAGCTCACTAGCCCTATCTCACTAGGCAAGACGATCGCACGCAGTGCACCGGAGCCGATCGAAGTAGTACAAGAGCCTGACGAGGAGAGCGACGAGGAGCCGGTTGTACATGTAGTGCCAGCCTACCCCGATCCGTTCTTCAGGGGTAAGCATGGTGGGGTGTATTTCCTGAGCCCATCGGAGGAGGACGCTGAACCTGAGCTGGTGTACGAGCATGACCTGTATGTCGTGAAGCGCATGCGAGACCCGATTCAGGGTGACGTGGCTTACCTCAAGGTGCACATGCCTATGGACGGGGTGAAGGAATTTGTACTGACTAACGTGCAGCTTGCGGACAAGACCGAGCTGCGCAAGCACTTAGCTGCACAGGGTGTAGTGTGCCCTGAGAAGCGGTTTCAACTATTGGCAACGTACCTGATGACCTCGGTACGTGACCTACAACAACGGAAAAAGGCAGAACTCATGAGACTACAATTCGGCTGGGCCGACAAAGACAGCAAGTTCATCATAGGAGACCGCGAGATTACCCGCGAGGGCGTATTCCACAGCCCGGTCTCCCTTAGTACAGCAGACGTAGCGCAGCACATGTACCCAACCGGTACGCTGGATAAGTGGAAAGAGGTGTTCAGTTTGTACGGTAGAGAAGGACTTGAGCCCCATGCGTTTGCCGCGCTCACTGCGTTTGGCGCTCCGCTGCTGAAGTTCCTCGGGCAGAGCGGTGCCATCATCAACGTCATCCACCCAAGCTCGGGCACCGGCAAGACCACCATCCTGCATATGTGCAACAGCGTCTACGGCCACCCACAGAAACTCTGCGCTACGTGGGCAGACACGCTCAACGCCAAGCTGATGAAGCTGGGCCTGCTGAACAACCTGCCGTTCTGCGTGGACGAGATGACCAACATGACTCCGCAGGACTTCTCGACGCTTGCCTACAGCATGTCCCAAGGCAGGGGTAAGGACAGGGTTAAAGCCTCAGCCAACGAGCTGCGTGCCAACCTCACCACGTGGGCTACCATATCTTTGTGCAGCTCCAACTCTGCATTCACCGAGAAGATGCTGACCCTCAAGAACAGCCCGGACGGCGAGTTGATGCGTTTGCTGGAGTACAAGATCGAGTTCTCCGGTGCCATCCCAACGGACTTGGCAAAAGAGATGTTCGATCATCAGCTGATGGAGAACTACGGACACGCTGGGGATATCTACACCCGCTGGCTTGTATCCAACCTCGAAGAAGCTATGCAAACCTGCCGTGACGTGCAGCGCAAGCTGGACTCTGAGCTGCGCCTAACTCAGCGCGAGCGATTCTGGTCTGCAGTGGTTGCCTCCAACATAGCCGGTGGTTTGATAGCCAAGGCACTCGGGCTTATCGACTGGGACATGAAGCGCATCTACGCATGGGCTACTAGCATGGTGCTTGCACTGCGCACCGAGGTTACACCGCCAGTATCGGAAGTTAGCTCGATCATAGGTGACTTCGTGAACCGTCACATGCAGAACATTGTGGTAGTCAACGAGGAAGCAGACGGTCGTACTGGCATGAAGCTGCAGGCAGCACCTATTCTGGAGCCGCGTGGTCCGCTGCTTATCCGCTATGAGCCGGACACCAAGCGCATGTACATCAACGCCAAGGCGTTCAAGCGGGACTGCGTGGATATGCAGATCAACTACAAGGACACACTAAAGCAGCTGGAGACCAAGGGTATCTACCTTGGCGCAGGCACCAAGCGTATGTCGAAGGGTATGAGTGTTGCATCGCCCGGTGTGCATGCCATAGAGCTGGACTGCTCTAACCCGGACTTCATCTCACTGAGCGCACTTATCCCGAGCCAGCCTAGTGTTAGTGGAGCGCGTTAGTTATAACGTCAACTGGGCGGAGTTTAAGGTGGGGGCGTCGTTCTTTATCCCCTGCCTTCACCCGCCCTCCGCTTGGCAAGAGATGCTCCCCACCCTCAGACGCTTGCGTTACACAACTGTACACAAGGCAGTCATTGAGGATGGGGTGCGCGGCATCCGGGTGTGGCGGGTTTAGTCTTCTCGGAACTCACCGGGGCGCAGCATCGGGTACAAGAACGGCGCCAGCCTGTCAGTCATATCCACCCCAAGTATAGACATCGCTCTGACACGCGCTTTACCTTCTATGGACTTCGATATCGTATCGTTGTCTATGGGGAAGAACGCATTCACCAAGTTAAACTCTGTTACCTCTCGTGCGTATTCCTCCCATGCAGTGCGCTTGGCGGTATTCATAGGGTCATCAACATAAGCGCGGAGTACACGATCCGCCTTAGCTATAATACGGTTGCGCTCACCCTCCACCTCTTGCTTCATCTGGTTGGCGAGAATGCCGGCTTTCTGCAACTCTGCCTCAGTGGTGCTTTGGAAGCCCAACCCACGGAAAAACAACTTGGTCGTATTATAGAACTCCCGATCCATGATGACGTCGCCTTGGCGCGTGAGCTGCCCTTCTTGGCTTTGGCGGTAGGAGCTGAGTAACCCACGGAACATAGCAGGGGAAAGTTTCTCCCACCCACGCAGGGTCTGACCTTCCTCGAAGTCGTCCATCGCTGCAGCTATGTTGCTGCCCATAGAGAACAGCGGGCCACCAAACTTCAGCGCAAAGGCCTCGAACGCCCCACGAGCCGTGTCAGAGGGTGTATCATCGGAAAACCACAACCCATTCAACCCAGTGGATACGGCGACGTTCAAGTCGGTAAAGGCCGATACGGGCCCAAACTCCGCTCCTCGGCTAAGCGCCTCTGCTTGTGTGTTGGACAAGTCAAGTGCGTTGGCTATGTCGCTCCCCGGGCCGAAGTACTGGTTAAGGAACCAGCTGCGGAACCACAGGTCAGAGTTCATCCTGCCGAGGGGGTTGGACGGATCGTAGAGGTCACGGAATGCTTCCATGTCATCGTCGTCTTCCATGTCGGCGCGGAGTGATTCTTTATAGGCGTCGAGCAGCCCCATCATAGCCCCGTATAGCGGTAGGCCAGTTGCGCCAGCGAACAGCGCAGTCATCCCTACTGTGCCAAACAGCAGCTGCATGCTCTCCTTACGCGTACTGCCCGGGCTGGCCTTAATCACCCCCCATGAGTTGCGTATCAGGTACGACGTCATTTGCAGTGGGAAGGTCATAAACTGGAACGCTACGCGGCCCAACGGTGCCCGGAACAAGCTAGGCTTATTGAACTGGGAGTAGTTGAACAGCCCTTCTTTGGTGAGCTTTTCCGCGTCAGTTACGGCACTGCGGGACGCATCCTTGGGGTCCACCTTCTTGGCGATAGCTGCGTCATACGCGAGCTCAAACGCCGACATAGCCATGACCTCACGTGCCAAGCGCTCCGTGTGATGGAACAGCCCAGACATAAAGTTGGTGAGGGTGCGCAGGCTGAAGAGCGGGTCCTGTTCTGCAGTGGGGGTGCGGCCCCGTTCAGTAAGGTCGCTGATGTAGGTCTGCATATATACACCGCGATTTTCCAAGTCCTCCCACGCATCTGCCAGCACTTTGCGCTTGTTGGCATCGGGGTTCTTCGTAATGTAGTCGGAGTTTTGTAGGGAAGGCGCGCCCCACTCGGTGACAACCCTGCCGTTTTGGTCAGACCGCGTAGTGCTCAATGTCTTGAACACATTCAG